ATCAGGTGAAGAAATACTATCCCTAATCATGACAGATGAAAATGATGGAGATCCTGTTATAGTACTTCAAAATCCTGTCATAATTAAATATGTACAAAATTCAACAGGAATATTGGTAAAAGTAAAACCATGGATCGAACTTTCAAATGAAGACTTCTTTATTATTAAACTTGATAAAATTATAACAATGACAGAAACTAAAGATACTAGACTCATTGAAATTTATGATCGCTATTTAAATAATGAAAATGATATTACAAATATAATTGATGCATATGGTTCAAATGGAAGAGTGAATGTAACAGATAAAATGGGATATATTTCTTCTGTAAATGATGCAAGAAAGAAACTAGAAAATCTTTATAATAATACTAAAGAAATTTAATATTTAATAATTAAAGCTAAATTTGTATCTTCATCCGGGACAAACGTAGTCTACACACATTTTTACCATTTGTCAAGCACTTTTCAAATCTATTATTAAATGATATAATATTCGTAAAGTTTATTAAAAGAGACCGATGTTATGTCAAAGAAAAAATCAGAACATTATGTTAATAATAAAGAGTTATTAGAAGCACTTATCGTTCATAGAAAAAAGGTTGAATCTTCATATTTAAAAAAATATGACAAAGATCTAACTAAGCAACCCAAAGAAGAAAGGGCAAAGTATTGGGAAGGTAAACCACCAATTTCCAATTATTTGGGAGAATGTTTTTTGAAAATTGCCACACACCTTTCATATAAACCAAATTTTGTAAACTATATGTTCCGTGAAGATATGATTTCTGATGGAATTGAAAATTGTGTTCAATATATTCACAATTTTAATCCAGAAAAATCGCAAAATCCTTTTGCATATTTTACTCAAATTATTCATTATGCCTTTCTTCGTCGTATTCAGAAAGAAAAAAAACAATTAGAGATTAAAAATAAAATTATTGAAAGGACTGGTTTTGATGAAGTAATGACAATTGATGACAGCTTGATTTCTGGGGGCAATTCGGAGTATAATACGATGAAGGATAATATTCAATACAGAAACAATAACCGATGAAAGTCGCCATTATCACAGATACCCATTATGGTGCTCGTAAGGGTTCTAAGTATCTTCATGATTATTTTGAACTCTTCTATAAAAATGTTTTCTTCCCTGCTCTTGAAGAGCATGGAGTAGAAGCAGTCATTCATATGGGAGATGCTTTTGATAGTCGCAAATCAATTGATTATCAGAGTTTGGAATGGGCAAAACGTGTTGTATTTGAACCTCTTAAAAATTATGAGGTTCATATTATCATTGGTAATCACGATTGTTATTATAAGAATACCAATAGTGTCAATTCTCCAAGTTTGCTTCTTCAAACTTATCCAAATGTAAAAACTTATAGTTCTCCACAAACGATTAAAGTTGGTGGTCTGGATATTATGATGGTGCCTTGGATTTGTAGTGAGAATTATGATAAAACTTTGAATCAAATTAAAAAGACTAAAGCAAAAGTTGCAATGGGTCATTTAGAACTTCAAGGTTTTCGTGTAAATCAAAATCTTATCATGGAAGAACATGGATTGGATTCAAATATTTTTTCAAACTTCACAAAAGTATTTTCTGGTCATTACCATACTCGTTCTGATAATGGACGTATTTTCTATCTTGGAAATCCTTATGAAATGTATTGGAATGACGTAAACGACCCTCGTGGATTTCATATTTTTGATACGGAAACCCTCACTCATACTCCAATTAATAATCCTTATAAATTATTTTATAACATTTATTATGAAGATACTCCTTATCAATTATTTGATGCTAGTGAGTATGAGAACAAAATTGTAAAAGTGATAGTTCGTAAAAAATCAAAACAAAAAGATTTTGAAAAATTCATTGATAAACTTTATAGTATTGGGGTTCAAGAACTTAAGATTATTGAAAATTTTGATATTCGAGAAGGTGAAGAATTTGAAGTTGATGAAGAAGAAAATACAATTTCAATTCTAAACCGTTATATTGATGAAGCAGAATTTGCATACGATAAAAATATTATTAAAGGAATTTTTCAAGATCTTTATAGGCAAGCTTGCGAAGTTGAGTAATGTATCTTTTAACTCTCAAAGATAGAAAAAATGATGGTGCATATGCGGTCCAAGACCAATATGGTGAAAAAGTTTTATTTTTATTTGAAGAAGAGGATGATGCCACTCGCTATGCTTTGATGCTTGAAGATCAAGAAGAAAAAGAAATGGAAGTCATTGAAGTTGATGATGAGCTTGCCATAAAGACATGTAGGGTCTATAATTACAAGTATGCTGTGATCAAACCTGACGACATCGTAATCCCCCCCAAAAATGATTCAATTTCATAAAATTCGTTGGAAAAATCTTTTAAGTACTGGAAACCAGTTCACGGAAATTGATTTTGAAAGACATAATACCAATTTAATTATCGGAACAAATGGTGCAGGTAAGTCCACAGTATTGGATGCACTTACTTTTGTTCTGTTTAATCGTCCATTCCGCAAAATTAATAAACCACAACTTCTTAATAGCACTAACGAAAAGGATTGTCTGGTAGAGATTGAATTCTCTGTGAATAATAAAGAATATCTTGTTCGTCGTGGAATTAAACCAAATGTTTTTGACATTGAGGTAAATGGTGTCGTCTTGCACAAAGAAGCAGATGATCGTGCGAATCAAAGAATTCTAGAAGAAAATATTCTCAAGGTTAATTATAAATCTTTTACTCAGATTGTAATTTTGGGTTCAAGTACCTTTGTACCTTTTATGCAATTAACCACGGCACATCGTCGTGAGGTAATTGAAGATTTGTTGGATATTCGTATTTTTTCTGCAATGAATGCTCTCATTAAAGATAAAATTCGTGTAGAAAAAGATCAGATTAAATCTTTAGAATTTCGTAAAGAAACTCTAAAAGATAAAGAGAAAATGCAAAAAAACTTTATTGAAGAGTTAGAAAATCGTGGTAAAGAAAATATTGAAAATCGTAAAGTAAAAGTATCTAAATTACTTGAAGAATCTGAAGTTCATATACGTGAAAATTCTATTACTGAAGAAGATATTTCTAAGTTCATGAAAGAACTTGAAGAAGTAAATGGTGCTGCTGATAAACTTAAAAAACTTGGAAATCTGAAAGGTAAAATCTCTCAAAAAGTATCTTCTATTACTACAGAGCATAAGTTTTTTACGGAAAATATGGTATGTCCTACCTGCACTCAAACTATTGATGAAAGATTTCGTTTAGATAAAATTGCAGATGCTCAAGATAAGGCAAAAGAACTTCAAAAAGGATATAAAGACCTTGAAGAAACTATAAAATTGGAAGAAGATCGAGAACGTCAATTTGCAACACTTTCAAAAGAGATTACAAAACTCAATCATGAGATTTCTCAAAACAATACTAAGATTTCTCACAATCAAAGACAAATCCGAGATCTTGAATCTGAAATTCAAACTATTACTGAACAACTTAAAAATAGAAATACTGAACATGAGAAATTAGAAGAATTTAGAGAAAATCTTCAGAAAACATTTGATGAACTTTCAAAGAAAAAAGAAGAAATTGTTTACTATGATTTTGCATATTCTCTTCTCAAAGATGACGGTGTAAAGACTAAGATTATTAAAAAATATCTTCCATTTATTAATCAGCAAGTAAATCGTTATTTGCAAATGATGGATTTTTATATTAATTTTAATCTGGATGAAGAGTTTAATGAATCTATTCAATCACCTATTCATGAGAACTTTTCTTATAGTTCTTTTAGTGAAGGTGAGAAGATGCGAGTTGATTTGAGTTTACTGTTTACTTGGAGAGAGGTTGCAAGACTCAAAAACTCTGTCAATACCAATCTTTTGATTATGGATGAGGTATTTGATAGTTCCTTGGATGGATTTGGAACCGATGAGTTTCTGAAAATCATTCGTTATGTGATTAAGGATGCTAATATCTTTGTGATTTCTCATAAGTCTGATTTACATGATAAGTTTGATAATGTCATTAAATTTGATAAGAAAGGTGGATTCTCTTATAAAACAGAATCATAGTGCCAATAAATAAACTGGCACACTCAACTACACATGAGTTGATTCTCATATAAAGTAGAATCATAAACCAAACAGAACAATGCAAGTCCCTAATCGCTACCATCACTCTAAAAAGGAGCAGAAGCGGAAACTAAAACCGCAAGCACTCCGACAAGC